GCTGGCAATGCTACTTTCAACGGCATCATCAATATGGCTGCTAATAAGGGTATTATGTTTAGCCCTCACGACCAATCCGTTACCGAAAATGGGTCTGATAGTAATTTATTAAAAGACTACGAAGAAGGAACTTTCAGTCCTACCTATAAAACCGGTACGGCTGCTACTAGTACTTTAACTGGTGGTAGTTACACAACAACGACTGGTCTTTATACAATAATCGGAGATATAGTACATTTTCAACTAAGACTTAAATGTACCAATCCAACAGCCGGTAATGGTCAAATTGTAATTGAAGGTTTACCTGAAGCTCAAATAAGCACTAATGCTCAATCAGGAGCTTATATTGTAGCTTCGGAAATGTTGAGTGCTTCAAATAATGCAAGGTTAATTATAGATGGCTCATCAATTAAATTCCAAAACTTAGCAGGTGCTGCTCTAAATGCTGATACAACTGATATTGATTTTACTAAGGAATTTCATTGTGCTGGTTTCTACAAAACAGCTTAGACCGTTAGCACGTCTATAAACTATAGCTAATGTAAATCAGTTAAGCTCGGAGGGCTTTCCTAATCATGGCTTTAAGTGAAGCAATAGAATACGATAAAATAGAAGTCGTAGGTAAATACAAAGCGGTACAAGTCCGTAAAGCAACCGTTATTTCTAAAGACGGTAAAGAGTTAACAAGATCATTTGAACGGTATGTACTACATCCTGGTACGTTAGATGCTGACGATAAACTTGTAGCTACAGACCTAACTGCTGAACCAAAAGAAGTGTCCGCGATTGCGAAAGCAGCGTGGACTACAGCAGTCAAAAATGCTTGGAAAACAAAACTAATCGCTGATAAACCAGCAGAATAATCACCTTTAATTTTATTAAAAAACAATGACAACAACTTGGTCAATCAATACTCTTGAAAGAGAAACTGCAGATGGATATGTCTATACAGTCCATTACGACGTAAACGCAACTGATGGTACATACGCTGCTAGAGCTTATGGAACAGTAGGTTTAGAAAAGCCAGAAACACTTATACCTTATGCTGATTTAACTTCTGAGCAAGTGATTGGATGGGTAAAAGATAAACTTAATGCAGAGAATGAAGATGCTGTGAAGAATGTAGAAGCAGCATTAGCAACTCAAATTGCAGAGCAAAAAACACCTACTAAAGCAACTGGTGTTCCTTGGTAATTGAAGCTACCTAGAGCTACTCTTCCTAAAGCCTTAGACGTCCCTTATATCGAGTTTAAGCCACCCTCAGCACAGGTACCATCCTACAAACCAATTGTGGTGCCTCCAAGTGATTTAGAGGCACCTGAAGGTGTTAAAGAGGAGCGTAAGGAAGAAGAACCATTACAACCTAATTTAAAGATACCTGTTATTGATTTTCAGATACCTTTACCAGAAACAGCAGTTGTAATCACAGCTGTTACTACAGCAGTAGTGGCAGTTGCTACAACTACTGTTACCCAATCCTTATTTGAACCAATTAAAAAGAAAGTTCAAAAACAACTACAAGCTAAAGTTAACAAATGGAAGGAACAGCGACGGAAAAACCAAAAGGATTCTTCGGAAAACTCAAAGAAAACGTAGATGACCATGAAGAACAAATGGTGATCCTTGGGGCTATGGTCCGTTTAGGAGTCGTCATTTGGAGTGGTTTTATTATCACTTTAAACTATGTAGAAATACCTATGTTTAAGAAAAGTCCTGGTGGGGATATAACTTTTCCTGCCAGTATTTTCACTGGAGCCTTAGCAACATTTGGTTTATCTACAGGAAACGGTAATAATAAGAAAAACGGTAACGACAAACCAAAGCAATGAAGAAATGGTTAATAACGCTGTTACTACTATTACCAAATACTGTCAAAGCAGAGTTAGTTACCCCAAACTTTACTCAAGGTTCGATGAACAGTACAACAACTTCGACTCAAAATATTGTCGAGGAAATAACAACAACCACCTATGGATCAGCCCTAAGCAAGTGGTCTGGAGAAAACGTCACCCATACTTCAGCTTCTTCAGGAGGAATAGTAGATTCAGATTCAATCTTCACCCTACACACGGCTGGAGATCCATTTTCACTAGAAATAGTGACAAGAGCAGCAAGTCAGGTTCTATCAGTAGAGGTAATAGATCGAGAAATAGATACTACGGCTACTACGGTCTCCTTATCAGTCTTCTCGCAATAGCACCTGTTAAAGCTGAAACTCCTGAAGAGACCAATGTTAGTAATCCAGTAGCTGCTGCCACTGGAAATGTAACCAATCAAGCGGTACAATTTCAAAATAATGGAGCACCGTCGAGACAGCACTACGGACCTAATATCTCATGTAACGGTAGCACGATGACTTTCTCTCCATTCTATATGGGAAATCATACATCTCCTTTTGATGAGACTATGACTCAGCAAACATATACTATAGCTGAGAACTGGGGATTTCAAGTTAATTTTATGATTCCTCTTGATAAAGAATCTTTAAACAGATGTAGAGCAATAGCTAAACGTCAAGAAGAAAAGATGCGTCTTGATTATGAATTAGTTAGGGTATTAAAATGTGCAGAATTGCAACAAAAAGGTTTTATGATAAAGCCTCTAACTAGAGTTGCAGAAATGTGTTTTGATGTAATACCTATAGTTAAATTTGAAAAAGATAAGGAAGCATCACTTAAAAAGTACTTTAAAGAAAAATGTACTCCTGTAGGGTTCAAGTTACCTTGGAAAGAACAGAAGTACAAATGTAAAACTATTAAAAAACAATGATCCTAATACTAAAGCCTATCCTTTTCGCCTTTATAAAGTCCAAAGCAATTAAACAACTTGTTGTTGATTTGTTAGAAGGTTTGGCAAAATCCACAGATAACACACTTGATGATCAAGCTGTGGCACTGGTAAAGAAGAACCTATTACCTGAATAATGACTAAAGCTAGAGCAACAGAAGCTCAGTTTAATGAGCTGCATAATTTAATTACCAAGGAGTTTCTAGAAAGAATAAAAGCTGGTGAAGCTACTACTGCAGACCTTAAAGCAGCAGCTGATTGGCTGTATAAGAATGATATCACAGGCATAGCATTAGAAGGGTCTCCTCTTGGTGCTCTAGCTGATCTAATGCCAAAGGTTGATTTTGATGCAGTACAACGAGCAGTAACACGCTAATGGCCCCTAAGAAACTCCCGCTTTCTAAACTAAAAAAGAGCGCACGTAACTACCGCAAGAATCCTTTGTCTAGAATAAAGAAAAATTCATCACAAAGGAGAAGAAATAAGCTCAAAATCAATAAAAAATACCGTGCTGAACTAAACAGAGCTAGACGAAAGGCTGGTGTCTATGGTAAAGGCGGTAAAGATTTCTCACATACTAAATCTGGAAAGTTAGTTAGAGAGAATCCATCTGCAAACCGAGCGAGAAACCGTGGTAGGAAATGACACCAGTACTTCCAACATCTGAACACTACTTACAAAACCTTATAGTTATGCAATCTTCCCAAGCAAAAAAACTTTGGAGAAAAGCTATTAAGGAGGCAAACAATTATGAATGTATTTATTGTGGAGAAAAACATTATGAGCATGATCTTACCATTGACCATGTACATCCCAGAACAATGGGAGGTAATGATATTACTTGCAACTGCGTTCCCGCATGTAGGTCGTGTAATCAGAGCAAAGGAAGTCAAAACTGGTTAACTTGGTTTAGGGATAACTTCCCCCCAAACCATATTAGAGAATCGCTGATCCTTAATTGGATACAATAACCCTGTAAGGTACCTATAAGCCCCTAGAAGGGGGCTTAAGTACCATTTATATACATATGCCTAGAAAGAAAAAACAAGCACCCTTAGAGGAGCAATTAAAGAAAGATTTCCGTTTATTCCTAACGGCCATCTGGACCCATTTAGCATTACCTGCACCTACCAGAGCACAATTATGTATAGCAGAGTACTTACAACATGGACCAAAGAGACTCCAAATTCAAGCCTTTAGAGGTGTTGGTAAATCTTGGATTACTGCAGCTTTTGTTCTTTGGACGTTATATAACGATTCAAATAAGAAAATCATGGTTGTTTCGGCTTCTAAGGATAGAGCTGACTCATTTTCGATCTTCTGCCAAAGATTAATCCTTGAAGTACCGTGGATGTCCCATCTAAGACCAAAGAATGATGACCAAAGATGGTCTAGAGTGTCTTTTGATGTAGGTACCGCTGCACCTCACCAAGCACCTAGCGTTAAATCAGTCGGTATTACGGGGCAGTTAACTGGATCTCGTGCTGATTTAATGGTTTTAGATGATGTAGAGGTGCCAAATAACAGTATGACCGAGTTACAACGTGAAAAACTTCTTCAATTGGTTACTGAGTGTGAGTCTATTCTTACTCCTAAACCTGATTCTCGTATCATGTTCCTTGGAACTCCTCAGACTACTTTTACCGTCTATAATAAACTCAGAGAACGTGCTTATAAACCTTTTGTATGGCCAGCTAGATACCCTCGAAAGGTGGCTATGTATGATGGTTTACTCGCACCACAACTAGAACAAGACTTAGAAAATGAAACAGATCTTACTTGGAATCCAACGGATACAAGATTTAAGGAGGACGATCTGCTGGAACGTGAATCTGCTATGGGTCGTAGCAACTTTATGTTACAGTTTATGCTGGACACTTCTCTCTCTGATGCGGAAAAGTTTCCTCTCAAATTTGCCGATCTCATCATTAATCCAGTCAACCCCGAAACAGCCCCAGAAAACATCATCTGGTGCTCAAGTAAAGACAACATAGTTAAAGAGTTACCTTGTGTGGGACTTCCAGGGGACTATTATTATAGCCCTATGCAGGTTCAAGGTGAATGGAAACCATATAGTGAGACTATCTGCAGCGTAGACCCCTCTGGAAGGGGTACAGATGAGACTGTAGCCTGCTTTATTTCCCAGTTGAATGGGATTATGTATTTACATGAAATCTACGCCTCTCAGGACGGTTATAGCGATAGTACACTACTTGCTATTCTTGCTAGATGTAAGAAATATAAAGTTTCAACACTATTAATAGAATCTAACTTTGGTGATGGCATGGTATCCGAGTTATTTAGAAAACATGCCATTAATAAAAACATTCCAATTACAATAGAGGAAACAAGAGCTAATGTCAGGAAAGAAGATCGTATTATTGACAGCTTGGAGCCTGTTTTTAATCAGCACAGGCTGGTTATTGATCCCAAAGTTATTAAATGGGATTATGATTCAGGGGCTGAAAGACCAACTGAATCTAGATTCCAATATATGCTTGGATATCAAATCTCCAGAATGTGTAGGGAAAAAGGTGCCGTCAAACATGACGACAGAGTTGATGCTCTCGCCCAAGGGGTCAAGTGGTTTACCGATGCCCTCTCCATCTCAGCTGATCAAGTTAAAATAGATAGAGAAAAACAAGAATGGCAAGACCACCTTCAAGCTTGGATAGATGATCCCCAATCAG